CGGAGGCCCAAGAGGAACTTGAATCTCTTAAGTATGCCCACGACCGTCTATCTGTTACAAACGAATCGTTGGCAAGTGACAAAAAGACACTTATTAACACCATTCTTGCATTAAAAGGAAAGGTAGAGGAATCTAACCTTTCTAATGCGAAACTACTCTATATGAATCAGGCATTGAATAGTGCCTCCCTGAATGAGCGACAAAAGTCAAAAGTTGTCGAGTCTATTCGCAAGGCTGATTCTGTTGAAGAGGCGAAGGTTATATATGAAACCCTTCAAAGCGCAGTGGGTGACTCTAGTAATAGAAAACCAAAATCGCTGAGCGAAGCAATCAGTAGACCTTCATCGACATTGCCAAGACGAAGAAAAGAAAGAGCGCAAGGGGATTTTATTGCGAAGGATCGTTTCCAAAGATTGGCAGGACTTAAATGACAGAATAATCCAATTTATAATATTAAAAGGAGGTGATTAAAATGTCAATATTAAATAAATTAACAGAAGGGATCGTGAATCGCGATCTCAAACAAGAAGGCGATGCTCTTCTCTCCAAGTGGGAGAAAACCGGACTCCTCGAAGGTCTCGATAACGATACCTCGAAGAACGGCATGGCTCGACTTCTCGAAAACCAAGCTAAGCAGCTTCTAAAAGAGGCTTCTACTATGTCTGGTGGTGATGTGGAAGGTTTTGCTTCCGTCGCATTCCCGCTTGTTCGCCGCGTGTTCGGTGGTCTTTTGGCCAACGATCTTGTCAGCGTTCAGCCGATGAGTCTCCCAAGTGGACTTATCTTCTTCCTCGACTTCACGACTAACGTGGCTCGCGGTGGCGTTGCTGCCGAAACCTCACTGTATGGTGGTGGTGTCGTAGCTAAGGGTATCTCTGATGGTGTCACCGACATCACAGAAGCAGCAGGTGGTTTCTACAACCTTGCTAACGCATACTCTCACGCAACTGGTACCGTCGCAGCTGCTGACACAGCTGGTCTTGGTATCCGCGTCGTTCAGCTTACCGCTGGTGGTAAACTGGTTAGTGCTTTGACAGAAGCCGAGAAGAAGCTTGTTAGGTTTGATCCCGATTTGCTCGGTCTCACAACTCACAAGATTCAGGTCCTTGATTGTGACTTTGACTCTCTTGCTAACCTTAACAGAGACATGATTGGAGCGATTGAGCTTCAAACTTCTTCTGGTATCATTCAAGGTTTTGATGACAATGACGCTGGTGTTGAAGCACTTGGTGCAACAACTATCACTCACGTTCGTCGCTTGACTCAACTCATCGATTCGAATAGTGATGGTACTTTCGACCAGCTTCGTATTGTCCTTGCGGACAGCACGGGTGCTGACTCAATTGACTTCGCAGGGCAGGCTTTCGAAGCCGGCGCTGACAAAGATCAACTTGGTGTTGCGTCTTACCCAATCGCTGATAACTTCGGTGGCTCGACTGTGACTGGTGCTGTTCTTCCACAAGACCTGTGGGGACTTGAAACAGCTACTAACACTGCCGGCGGCCTCAAGGATGCTATCCCTGAGATCGACATCAAAGTGGACAGTCTTGCTGTGACAGCGATGACCAAGAAACTGAAAGCCAAATGGTCTCCAGAACTCGGTCAGGACTTGAACGCATACCACAACCTCGACGCTGAAGTTGAGTTGACAAGCATTCTCTCTGAGCAAATTGCTCTTGAGATCGACCGTGAGATCTTGAACGACCTCGTTCAAGGTGCAACTGCTGGTACATTCTACTGGTCACGTTCACCCGGCTTGTTCGTAAACCGCACAACTGGTGCTGAAATTGGTGCAATTTTTGTTGCTCCTGACTTCACCGGTACTGTAAGCGAGTGGTACGAGACTTTGATCGAGACCATCAATGATGTGTCTGCTCAAATCCATCGTAAGACTCTTCGTGGTGGTGCTAACTTTGTGGTGTGTTCACCTGAAGTTGCAAACGTCATGGAGTTCACTGCTGGTTTCCGTGCTTCCGTGACAGCTGATGCTGACACTGGTACCATGGGTGCTGTGAACGTTGGTTCGGTTTCTAAGAAGTTCGACGTGTACGTCGATCCTTACTTCCCACGGAACGTCGTTCTTGTTGGCCGTAAGGGTGGATCTTTCCTCGAAAGTGGATATGTCTACGCTCCTTATGTGCCGCTGCAAGTCACACCTACCATCTTTGGAACTGAAGACTTCGTGCCTCGCAAGGGCGTGATGACTCGGTACGCCAAGCAGATGGTTCGTCCGGATATGTACGGTTTTGTTATCGTTCGT